TGCGCGGCGATCGCGTGCTCGGCGACGCGCACCTTGAAGTCCAAGTCGCGCACCTGTTCGTCGGCCGCTTCCTCGGCGTCGACGTCGCCTTCGATCTTGGCCTTGCGCCGCTCCTCTTTCGCCTTCTTCAGCTGGTCGCGCAACGCGACGAGCGCGGGATGCTCGGCGCCCGCGGTCGGCGCCTGCTGTCCTGCGACCGGTGCACTGCGCGTCTTCAGTTCTTCGTTCTCGCGCGCCAGCCGCTCGATCTCGGTCGACAGCTCGGAGCGCACGCGCTGCTCGGCCTCCCATTCGCCGACGCGTCGCTCGCGCTGCAGGCGGCGCTTGATGTTCTCGGACAGCTTGCTGTCGTCGTCAGGGTCTTCGTCGCCCTCGGCCTGCGCATCGGCTTGCGCCGGATCGGTCTCCTCCATGCCGGGCATGGGGTCCTTCAGGACGATGTCGTCGCTGGCGGAGAGCAGGTCTTCGAAGCCCTCGTCCATCGCCTCGTCGTCGCCATTGGCCGCGGTCGTCTTGCCGGGTGCCAAGCCCTCGTCGTCATCGGGCGAGCCGTCGAGGTTGCTGAATCCTTCGTCGTCGTTCTGTGCCATGTGGTCTGTGCCTTTGCGGCCTGACCCACCAATGCAAACGGCCCCGGGGATTTCTCCGCGGGGCCGTCGCTGGGGGACTGGCGATGTTTGGTCTTGGGTTATCCGGCGTAGATCTTCAGCGCGTAGGGATCGCTGACCTTGGCCTGGATCTGGTCGTCGTCGATCAGCAGCAGGCGCAGGTCACGGTGCGTCATGCGCTGGCCGACGTAGCGGCCGTACACGATCCAGTCGCCGACCTTGAAATCCCACCGGCCTTCGAACTTCGTCGATTGCCCGGCGACCGGACCGATGGCGACGATCTGCGCGACGTGCTGCAGATGGGCCTCGGCATCCTGTGCCTGTCCCGGGAGCATGATGCCGCCTGCACTGCGCAGCTTCGGCGGGCGCGGCCGCACGAGCACGCGCCACAGCGAGGGGGCCGGCGCATCCGCCAGCCGCTTTGCCACTTCTTCGTCGGAGAGATGGTCCTGGCCCTCGGCCTCGGACCATCCGTGTTCGTCTGCAAACACTTCGCGGTCGCCGTTCATTCTTCGTCGTCTTCTGCCTTGAGGATGTAGTCGATCAGTTCTCGGAGGTCCTTCACGGCGTCCTGCCGGCCTTGGTTCAGGCCGACGCGGCGCTTGTAGTCCTCCCAGTTGCTCACCTTGCCCTCGCCCATCTGGCGATCGGCTTCGGTGATCTTCGCGGTCTGAATCGCTTCAAACCGCTGAAGTAGGTCGCGCAGATGCATCACGACGTCTGCACTTCGACCAGCGGCTCACGTGGCTGGCGCTGCTGCTGGCCTCCCGCGCGGGCGCGCATGATGATCTCGAGCGCTTTCTGCAGGTCAAGCTTCAGTTCGGTCGCCGCCTGCACGAGGATGCGCGGATCGACGCCCGTCACCCCGTTCTGGTCGAGGACTGCCTGCGCTTGCTCCAGTTGCCGGCCCTCGTTCTCGCGCTGCTGGTCGGCCTGCATCTGCGCGTCCTTGCGACGCTGCTCGGCCTGCGCGATGGCATCCTTGCGGCGGATCTCCGCCTCGGTGAGCTTGTCCTTGCGCGCGGACTCCGCTTCGGCTGCCGCCGCGGCAGGATCGACTTGCTGCGCCTGCTGCGCGGCAAGCTGCTGCTGCATCGCCTGCACGGCCATCGCCGCCTTCTGGGCGATCATGTTCTCGATCTGCGGCGGGAGCGGCTGCGCGTCGGGCGAGTTCGGATCGGGGAACTGCACCCCGAGCATCATGCCCATCTCCATCCGGTACTTGAGCGCCAGGTGCTCGGCCATGTGCGAGATCAGCATCGGCACCAGCTGCTTGCCGGTCGGCGTCGCCTGGAACTGCTGCACTTGGCTCATGTGCACGGCAATGTGCGCGTCGTGCGCCTGATGGATGAAGGCGCGGAACGGTTTGCCGACGAGCGCGAGCGTGCCCTCGGTCACAGGGTCGTACGGCTGCATCTTGCTGGGGTCGACCAGCAGGGAATCGATGTCCGGCGTCTTCAGCGCCTGGAGCATGCGCTTGTGCGCCTCGTATTGGTTGTAGAGCCCAGGCGCCGAGCCGGCCAGTTGGAGCGTCGCCTGCGACTGCGCGATGCGCTGCGTCGCCGAGAAGATGTTCGGGTCCGACACCGGCACGACGTCGATCCGGTCGTCGAAGTCCTGCTTCATCGCTTGGCGCGATGCCTGCCCGTTGATGTACGGGAATCCCTCGTCTGGCAGGAACTCGCCGTTGAGCTCGGCCCGCATCTTGAACTCCTCGCCGGCCGCGCGGTGGAGGCGGCGATGGATGCCCGTGTAGACCTTGCTGCCTTGCTCGATGCGAGCGACCGTCGTGCCGACGGGGACGTTGTTGCTGCCCTCGCCGACCATGGCCTCGGTCGTGGATGCGAAGCGCTGTCCGGACTCGGTGAGCAGACTGAGCACGGTCGCCATCGCGGGCGACGGCTCCTTAAAGGGCGGCGTGTAGAACGCCTTCTGCAATTCCTCGGCCGAGCACTCGACGTCCTGCCACTCGCCCATGCGAAGAACGATCTCGCCGTTCTTCATTCGCACGTCCTTGCTCTTGAACCCGCCCTGGAAGTTGGCGAAGCCGGCGGCGTCGAGCAGGGAGCGCAGCGCGCCAGTCGCGGCCTCGCTCAGTCCGCCGATGGCGTGGAACAAGCCGAAGCCGTAGTAGCCGAGCCCCGGCAAGTAGCGGTAGTGCGTGAACCAGCGGCGCCGGTTGCGATCGACGTCCGGCTGTCGCCAGTTCCGATAGATCGCCACGACCTCCTGCGATTCCTTCTCGATCGTGATGACGTAGGGCCACGCGATGCCCTTGTAGTCACCGTCTTGGTCGAAGCCCTCGATCTCGAATTCGCAGTGCGTCTCGTAGAGCGTGTGCTCGCCCTCGTAGATTTGCGAGGACTGCTCGACGTTGTCGGCCTTGTCGAGCAGGGTGCTTTCCTGCTCGGGCGCGGGCGCCGGGATGTTGTGGTCGACGTACAGACGCTTGCGCTGCATCTTCAGCAGGTCGTTGTGCGTCATCGTGAACCGGTGCGTCAGCCGCGGCTCCGCGTTGATCTTCGCGCCGTAGGGCACGATGATGTTGTCGGCCTTGATGAAACTCGACCGCAGCTGGTTGCGCATGCGGTCGATGTAGGTCTTCTTGAACGCCGACCCCGACAGCGGCAGGTAGAACAGCATCTGGTCGACGTCCCAGAAGTAGCTGTCGTCCTGCACGGTCATCTGCCAGTTCATGAAGTCGGCGACCCGCTCGGCCTGGTCGAGCAGTTCGCGCGTTTGCCGCCCGAGCGCGATCGCCTTGACCGGACCCTCGCTCGGAAACAGTTCCTCGAGCGCGCGCGCCTGGAACTGGACGACGGCCTCGGTGAGCATGGGGTGCACGACCTTGCTGGCGCCCTTGATGCTCAGTTCCTGCGAATTCTGTTGGGCGGGGACCTGCTGCAGTCCGGCCTTCTGCAGTCCCTGTTCGAACTGCTCCCACCACGGCTTGCGGCTTTCCTCGTCGGCCGCGATCCACTCCATGACCTCCTGCCCGATCTCGCGCAATTGGCCGGGGTCCATGTGCAGCGCGAGGTTGTCGCCGAATCCCGGCGGCGGCAGCGCCTCGTCCTGCTCGGCCAGCGGATCGAATTCATAGTCGAGCCCGCCGTCGGCCGTCGGCGTGATGAGCATGCCGTCGGCCTCGTACGACTGTCCGGCTTCCTCGATGCCCGTGTGCAGTCCGCGCGGCATGTCGCCGCCGTTGCCGTCCGGCAGACCGGCGCGCATCTCTTCGCGGTGAGCGCGGCTCATGGTCTAGTCGATGCTCCTGCACTCGGCCCCGTGCGGCTTGGTCGGGAGGCACGACACCGCAAGCTGCCCCTGCTCGTCGACGATTGCACAGCGCATGTGCAGCACGATCTGGCCGTCATCCTCGGTCACGAGAAACGGCTCGCGGCGCCACATGATGCCCACGTCGTCGCGGTTGCCGAGAGCGCGCTTGGCGGCGACGAAGCAGTCGAGCATGGCGGCAAGCAGGCGAGACTCGGCCTCGGCCCGCTTCGCGCGCAGCGCGTACGCCGTGGCGCTGATGCGGTGCCCGTCCCACGGACGTTCGATGAACGCGCGGTCCATGCTGCCCACGTAGGGAAACAGGTCCTCGATCGCGTTGCGCAGGTCGTGCGTCGTGTTGAGCGGCCTACGTTCCATAGCCCACCATTCGGAGTTCTCGCCTTGGTTCTTCGGGTTCGTCGTCTTCGTCGTCCAGCTGCAGCCAGAACAGGTTGCGCAGATGCAGCCACGCGTACACGCAGGTATCCGGGATGTCGTTGCCCGGATCGCCCTTGATGAAGGTCGCCTTCACGCAGTCGTTGATGACCTCGTCGGCCCAGGCGCGATCCATGTACCAGACGGCGCCCTGCTGCAGCACGACGGAGGCGGCATGCGCCCGCGCCAGCTTCGACTTGTCGGCGGCGAGCGCCTTCACCGGTACACCCGCGCGCCGCAGTTCCTGGATCAGCGAGTGCCCCGAGGACTTCTTCTCGATCAGCACCCGGTCCGGTTTGTCGGTCTCGTAGTGCTCCTGCGCCAGCTTTCGCAGCGCCGGGAACTCGACCTTGTCTTTCCACCGCTCGAGCAGGATGCAGCACCATTGCCCGCGGGCCACCATCGGGATCGGCTTGCCGGTCTTGCGCGACATCGGCGGATCCACCGGCGGCGGCTTCTCCATCCAGAAGATGCCCCACGTCGTGCGCGCGCTGTAGTCGTCCTGCTCTTCCGGTTCGAACGCCGTGTCGTAGACGCTGACGATGTACTCGCACTTGGGCGGCTTCTTCTCGGGCCACTTCCGCCACCAGCCGCGCTTGAGGATGGCGCCCTCTTCGGCCTTCGGCTTCTGCTGGTACAGCGCGTTCCAGTTCCGCGAGCCCTGGGAGATCTTCTCCTGGGCGAAGTGCGACGGCGGGAACCACTCGGGCCAGATGGTCTCGCCGATCTTGCGGCCGAGCGGGTCTGCGCGCTCTTCCTCGATCGTCTCGATCACGGCCGCCAGCGAGAGCACGAACCACTTCTCGCCATCGCGCGCCGTCACCCATCCGGACTGGCCGTCCCAGTTCTCGGGCAGGATGCGCCCGGCCGGGTCGTCCTCGTGCCAGCGGGTCGCCACGTAGACGATCGCCCAATCCGGTTTGCCGCGCGTCCGAATGTCGCCGAGGTACGTTTCCCAGACGTTGTCGCGCTGCGTCTTGGAGTCGGCCTCCTTGCGGCCCTTGATCGCGTCGTCCAGCACGCACAGGTCCGCGCGACGGCCGGTCACGCCGGTCAGCATGCCGAAGGCGAAATACTCGCCGCCCGCTGCCGTCTCCCACTCGCCGGCGCCATGCTTCGCCAGCGGGGTGGGGAATACCTCTTGGTGTCGCGTTGCCTGATACGCGTTGCGCGCCCGCCTGCCGAACCGCTCCGCCAGCTTGGCGTTGTAGCTGCCCTGAATCACGCATCTGTTCGGATGGCGCCCGAGGTAGTACGCCGGGAACAGCGCCGAGCAGTACGTCGACTTCGCGCAGCCGGGCGGCATGAAAACCATCAGCCGTTTCAGCGTGCCGTCGGCGACCTCCTGCAGCTTGGCGCACAGCAGCTGGTGATGCTCGGCCGGCAGGTAACGCGCCGGCGTTGGCAGGTTGTGCAGACTCTCGAGGTCATCGTCCTCGATGTCGGCCGGGATCATCCGGCCGGCGTAGACCGCGAAGCTATCGCGCGCGGCCTCGATCTCCTGCTGCTTGAGCGTGAGCCAGAGCTTGTTCAGCGCCTCACGGCTGTCCGTGGCGCCCATGCATCTACTTCGTCCCCGTCTTCTTGCCGGGGAACTTGATCACCATGCCGAGCTTCGCGCCGGTCTCAAGAATGTCGCGGCGGACTTCCTCGTCGGTCATGCGGTCGAGTTCCTTGAACTCGCCTGGCTTGCCCTGCTCGGTGCGGTTCACGTACATGCCGCGCTCCATGCCGAGCATCTGTAGGCAGCGCGCGGCCGCGTTCAGGTTGTAGGCGGCGTACTGGCCGGTCGGCATGCCATTCTTGTCGTACACCGGCTCGGCCTTCATGGCGATCGCCACGATCTTGGCGAGTCGCTGCTCGATCCACTTCTTGTCGATCAGGCTCGTGTCGATCAAGCGCTCGCGGACCTCGTCGTCGAGGCGTGCGAGGTACGCCACGACCTCGGGCCGGTTCAACAGGCGATTGGCCTGGGTTTTCGCGGTGAGGTCATTGGCGTTGGGATACATCGCGCGGTAGATCCCGGCGCCGTCGCGGCGACCGCCCTGGATCCAACGCGTGATGAACTCGGTCTCGACCGCGGTCAGGCCGGTTACGGGGTCACGCGCGGTGCGGGCCCCGCCGGAATTCTCTGGCTTTGCCATTGCGGATCAGTCTCGATGAAGGTTTTCAAGTCGCGCTGCCGGGAACTGCACTCGGCCAGCGCTTCCACCGTCGCCAGGAAGCTGGTCGCCATTGCGGCCAGGTCGGCCGGCGTCGGCAGGTCCGGCGGCACGAGGCACGGCACCATCGCCGCGGCCGGCGGCACTCGAACCGGCTTCGCGGGCGGCAGCGAGGGCGGCGTTGATGCGCAGCCGATCAGCGTCAGGCAGCACGCAGTCACGATCGCGGTAGACAGTCTCGACGCGCACCGACTGCTCGAGGCCGGCCCGGCGGTCGGCCGCATCGGTGCGCAGGCGGGACCGTGAGCGCTCGGCCTCGACGGCTGCGGCGAGGTCTGCTGCAGCCAGTTCGTTCGCCGCCGAGATTCCTGCAACAACCGTGTCAGTTTCACGTGCCTTGGCGTCACGGGTCGCGTCCTCGTAGCCTTGGTGGTGCCAGTAGAACCCGCTGCCGACGAGCGACAGCGCCCAGACGGCGGCGGCGATCAGGTAGAACTGCACTGCGGCGCCGCCGGGATCAGGTAGGTCTTGCGCCGGTTCACCCGCAGGTACACCGCGATCAAGACCAGCATCGCCGCATCCCACGGTTGCGCCGGAAGGCCGTACATCGGGGCGAGCGCGCCGGCTGCGGCCGACAGCAGGAAGCCCAGGTACACCAGCCGGACGCGATGGTCAGTCCGACCGGTCATCTGGTTGAGCGCGGCGATGCACTGCACGACGACGGCGATCGCCGCCGGCACTGAAACCCAGGTCCAAGACATCACGGTTTCCCACCCCCGAATCGGGCGAGGATGGCGTCGACGAGGCGCGGCATGGCCTGGATGAACGTCATCATGGCGAGATGGGCGCCAATCCCCACGACAAACCCCACGGCGGGCCACACGTCGGGCGGCACGCCCCACTTCCAGCCGATCAGTTTCGGCAGATACGTGCCGGCCGCTGTGCCCATGGCGACGGCGCCGAACGCCTGGACGCGCGACATCGCGCCGAGGATCGACAGCGCCGCGGCCGATCCGCAGAGCGCGGCCAGCACGACCGGCAGCGGTACGCCGAGCCAGTAGACGGAAGGCTCGACCATGATGGCTGCGGCGCCGGATGTGGCCGCTACGACCGGCGGCACTGCGGCCGAAGCCGAATCGATCAGCGGTTGACTCATGGCTTTCCGAACTTGCGATACACCCAGTCGACGGCCAGCCACATCAGCGTGCCGCCGACGATGACGCCAGCGCCGAACGCGATGCCGGCGATGAAGTAGACGAGCGCGGCATGGATCACGCGATTCCGAGCGCGTCCATTGCGCGCTTGTGCCAGGCGATGCGGTCCTCGAGGCCGATCGTGCCGCCGTTCCACGCCTTCACGACGGCGCCGAAATCACCCTCGGCCGCGTAGCGGTTGAGGTCGCGGCTCCACCAAAACCACGCCGAGATGCGCGCCATGGCCCGAATGTCGGTCAGCCACCGATCGGGATCGTCCAGCATGTCGAGGCCGGTCCCCTGCCCGCATCGGGTGTAGTTGTCGCGGCCGGTCAGCTGCACGGGGTAGCGCCCGCGGTAGCGCCAACCGTCACCGGAGGCCGGCTCGCCGTTGCCCATCCGGTTGGCGTAGACGTCGTTCGCCAACGCGTCCGGCTTGAACGCCAGCCGGTGCGCGAGCTCGTTCGGCTGCCGATCGATGGCCTTCGGGTCGACGGCGTATCGGTGGGGCCAGACTTGCGCGAGGCGCTTGGCCGAGTAGTTCAGGTTCTCCTCGAGGCGCGTGAAGCAGCCGGACTCGTGGCAGAGGTTCGCCAGCCACATAGCCTGGGCGTCGTCGGGGGCGACGCCGAACTCCTGCGCGGCCAGCGCGAGCGCGTGGCCCCACGTGTCCGCTTGTGCCTGCGGCATCCGCGTGCACAGGCGGATGAGCGTGTCGCCCGAGATCACGGCCTAGATCCTTCCGCAGGGCAGCGTGGCCCGGGCGCGCATGGCCTCGTAGTCCGCCCTCGGCATGAGCACGCAGCCGTGGGCGCACGTGTCGGCGACCTGCTCCTCGATCGACGGAGCGGCAGCCGCCATCGCCGGACGGACGGCCACCACGACGAGCACGGCTACGATGACGGCGACGGCCACGGCGACCAGCGTCAGGAGGATGCGCGCCGAGTCGGGCGGGTCCTGCACGGTGAACGGGTGGCGCATGGTCGTCTCCAGAAGAAAAACGCCCGCGACCTCTTGCGAGGCGCGGGCGGTCAAGGACGGTGGTTGCACGGGAACCGCCACCGTCAGGAGGAGCCTGGAATGCAAAAGCCCCGGCGGTCTCCCTGCCGAGGCTTCGTGAACTGGGTGCGCACTATCCGCATCCTTGGCGCGCACTGTACCGCCTTTCGACAGATTGTCAAGCCAGCTTCACGCCGATGCGCCTGCGCAGGATGGGCTCGACCTCGGCCTTGGCGGCGGCCAGCAGCGCATCCAGCGCCTCGCGCTCCTGCGGTAGCCGGTTGTTCCGCCACACCCGCGGCAAGCTCCCGTTCCAGATGTACTCGATCTCGAGCACGAGCTGATGTTCGCGCACCCGCAGCGCGTCCACGGCCTTGCTCACGTGCTGGGCGATCCAGCGATCGGACGACGACAGGTGCGCCTCGGCCGAGCCGTCGGCGCGCGCGCCCGCCACGCGCATGCGGGCCCACGTGGCGACCTTGATCGGCTGCGGCCCCCCGCGGTAGCCGCGTTCCCACATCCCCCAAGTCTGCAGGCACATCTCCAGCGACAGCGGCGCCCTACCGTCGCGTCGGCTGGCGCTCGACGTAGAACCGGCATCGTTTGCCATATCGCTTCCCCTTCGCACAGATGGGGCGGGACTCGCCCAGGATCGTGATGCTGCTGACGTGTTCGCATCCAGCACAGGTGCGCGCCTCCTGGCGTTCGTAGATTTCGGCCGGGTCTCGGGCCATGCCGCGCGAGCCAGCGTTGAGCGGGACGGCTTTGCCGTCGTCGTCGTGGGTCACGACGCGGCCCGGGCCGATGAATTCCATTGCTTGTTGCCCTTGGGCCTGAGCATCTCGATCAGGTATCTCTCCGTATCGTCCCTGCGTTTTGCGTCATCGATTCGGATCATGCGAGCGACTTGGACCAAGTTGGCTCTCCCATCAACGCGCTTAGCGACGTTCTTGGACTGTCCGACGTACACGATTTCGCCAGCGCTCACGAACAGATAGACGCCGGGCAATGGTTGGATGTCTTCGCATTGAAGAAGGATCGCCGACACGTCCTTCAGTGAATGTTCCCATCGCTCAATTTCCCTCTGGTGCGCCGCCCGGAGTGTTTCCATAGAGCGCGCGTGGCTGGCCTGCATTGCGTCGAATTGCCCGTTCGCCATGCGCAGAGCCGCCTCTCGCATCAGCACTTTCTTGGCTACGGAATCATGCCTTGCCCGTCTGCTCTCCTCCGACACATCTACCGGGGCGAGCTTGTGGGCAGCAGCACGCGCTACCAACTCCTTGACCAAGTAAAGACGGCAGTAATTTTCTCCCTCCGCGTGCCTTCGATAGATATGACAGCGCGGGCCAATGCGTTGAATGACCGTGGACGCATTGAGCACGTAGCCATCTGGCCGCCTGAATCCGATGCGCTTTGCCAACTTCGACACGGTCATCCACTCGCTCTTGATTGGCTGCAGCCACTCTGGAATGACTTGGTACGTCACGCTTGCCTCGCTGTAGTTGGGGCCGGGATTCCCACCCCGACCCCGCTCCAATCGCAGTTCCCAGCTACGCCTCGGACAGGCAGGGCTTCTTGCCCTTGCCGCCCTTGCCGTTGCCCTTGCCGGGCGGGGATTTCTTCATGGTCGATCTCCTGCTCTGGGTTCCGCCCGTCTTTGGCCCCCGGGCGGTTGGGGCAAACGCCATCGTCTTGAGGCATCGCCACAAGATCGATTCGATCAGGTAGGCCCACGGCTCGTTCGAATGCCCCATGCCGTGATGAAACTTGATGCGCCGCTGCGACATGACCTGCTCGGCGACGTGAAAGCACTCGTGCGCTAGGTGCGCGATGTGCAGCGGGTTGCCTTGGTCCCACTCGTGGATGGCGATGACGTGAGTCCCCTTGGCTCCGTTCACGAGCAGTTCGATCGCCGAGGCGGCGGCATCCCAGGTCGGCGATACTTCCACGTCGAAGTGCGCCTTCAGCCAGTCGGCGCGCTGTTGGCCGTCGACCGGCCAGATGACATGCACGTTGAAGCGGTACATGTCGTCGTAGAACCAGCCGTACCAATGCCCGCCGCGCTTCGACCACAGGGCTTTGAGCTCTGGCGTCGCCACTAGCGCACCTTCACGAAGTCGACCAGCCCGCGCCCGTCTGGCATGGACCGCACGCGCAGGACGAATCCCTCGCGGTTGATCGCCGTGCAGTCCCAGTCGACGTTCCACAGCACGCCCGCGTGGTTGGCAAGGCAGCCCACGGGCAGTTCGATGTCGAAGCGGCGGGCCATGTCGGCGAAGATCCTGCCCTCGGTGACGATGCCGGCCATCGTCGCCCGCCATTTCTGCTCGTCGGTGAACAGCGGAACTGACACGTCCATCTCGCGCTTGAACGCCTCCTCCCTTCGCAACAAGCGGATGCCCGCCCATGTCAACAGCAGGTTGACGATCGTGAGTGCCGCCATCGTAATGTCCGTCATGCGTCTGCCCTCTTTCGAATCTGCTCGCTGACCTCGGCCCCGAACAGCATCTCGAGGCAGTGCAGGTAGCGCTCCTGGTGGTCTGGGTCGTGCGCGAGCTTGCGCACCATGTCCGCGTTGCGCGTCCACCAGCCGGGGTCGTCGAGGGCGGCCGAGAGCGGCGGGACCTTGGTGCTCGATCGCCCGCCCTTCCGATCAACCGGCTCGCGCGCGAGCAGCTTGCGTGCGGCGCACAGGATCGAGGTGACGCTGTGGAGCGTTAGGCCGCATCGGGCGGCGATGACGTGCCCGGGCAGCCCGTCGCGGTATCGGAGCGTGGCGACTTGGCGTTGGCGCTTGGTGAGGTCGGGGCGCGCGAGCAGCTGGGCGCGTTCGGTTTCGGTCAGTCGGATCAAAACGGCGCCTCCTCGGTGACGCGCACGGGCGGCACGGGGAGATCGAGCGCCGGCTGCACCGGCAGCATCGGCTCCACCGTGACCTCGGTGCGCGGATTCTTGCGGTCGATGGCGTGGTAGACGTGCTTCTCGCGGACCTGTCTGTCATTGCGATAGACGCCACGCTGCACGAGCTTGCGCTCGTCGCCTTTGCCCTTGTACCGGTCCTGCAGCACGTCGAGGATCAGCGACTCGTCGAGATCCGGGCGCTCGGTCGCGTAGTAGATGCGCAGCGTCACGCACACCGGCCCCTCCAGTTGCAGCCGGAAGCGCGGCGGGATCTGGCGCAGCGCGTCGGCCTCGTAGCCGAGCGCCTTGCTCGACTTGGCGATGGCGGTGCGCCCGCCGAAGGACACGATCTTGCGGCTGTTCGCCTTTGATGCCGGCTCGCCGAGGATCGTGAAGACGATCGGCATCATGGCAGGTCCGCCCCCTCGTTGAGCACGCGCCGCAGGAACGCGGCCTCGCCAGGCGGAAAAGTCACGACGAGTCCTGGCCGGCGCACCGTGAGCGCGCCGTTGCGCGCGACCTCGGCCCCGAAGCCGGTCGCTGCGGCCTCGACGGGGGCGGCTTGGTCGTGCATGTGGTCGTGCAGCCGGCGGATCCACTCGTCGATCTTGGCGCCGACCTGTCGCCGCTCCTCGGGGTTGCCGTCGCTGCGCGTCCATTCGCGCTGTATCCCGAGCGGGAGCCCCGCCCAGTGCCGAGGGCATCCCCAGAACGGCGCGCGCCCGTAGCCGGTGCAGCCCGGCCAGGGGCAGTCGTGGGCGCCCTCGGGCCGGGGCTTGCGCGGGCGCAATTGCTGGATGGGGGATTGCTCGTCGCTCACGGCAGCATCCTCGGCTTGTGGCTGGGCGGCGGCCACGAGTCGGAGCGCGGCTCGGGGTCGGGGAAGGGCTCGATGCGGATGACGTTGTCGGCCTCGGCCTTCGGCAGCGCCGCGATGGCCTGGTCGCGCATCCTCTGCGCCGCGTGAGCGGCCTGCTTCCAGCCGCGCAGCTCGCGCCGCAGCCGGGCGTTCTCGGCGTCCAGCTCGGCCATGCCCGTCGACAGCCGCAGCCGGTCGACCATGTCGCGCAGGCGCTTTGATTCCTCGTCGATCGGCGGGTACAGCTCCGCGAGCTGCTCGCGCGTGAGCCAGGTCCGGGCCAGCACCGCATCGTCCAGCGGCTTGCCGGTCGTGCGCACGTGCTCGATCGCCTCGGCGACCGTGTTGAGCCGCACCGGCGCCTTCCCCGCCTGGCGCAGCTCCGCGATCTCCTCCGGCGTGAGCTTGCTGCCGCCTGTTGTGCGGACGAACCCGGGAGGCAACGCCATGCGGATCGGAGCCTGCGCACGCCCTGCCGCCTCCTCGGCCGCCGCTTCCTCGACAACGCGCTCGATGAGCGACTTCTCCGGCCAGGGACCATTGGCCTTCGCCCGGATGTCCGCCGGGCTGGCGCTCTCGCGCACCGCGTTGATGCCGGCGCACGCGCTGCCGGGCGGATGGTCCTGGCCGACGGCGCAGTACGGGCAGCGCGTGTCGTGGAAGTCGGCCGCCGGCTGGACGTCCGGCTCACCGCCGCGGCACTGCATCGCCACGTCGCCGGTCATCACGGACTCCCGGCTGCACTGGCAGGCCCAGCAGCGATTCGTGTTCGGGTCCCACAGGTGTTCCCTCGTCGTCATCACTTCCCGTCCCTCCATGCGTTGAGTTCTTCCCGCGTCGCCGGCCGGATGACCGACGACACCATGACGCTGGGCTCGTGCACCGGCTCGCCCTTGACCAGGCGGCACATCGTCGACTCCGTCGGCTCGGTCGCCACGTAGGGCCGGCCGTCGGCGAGGAAGATGATGCGAATTGGCGTGCTGTCACCCCTTGACATTACTGTCACCCCATGAGACCATGACATCACGCCGATCAAGCGGCGCAACGACAGGAGAGAGACCATGAGCAAGTCGATAACCTCGCACGTGACGAAGGTCGAGGAAGAGAACACCGGCGGGAACTGCATGGTGACGTTCGTCCATCTCGCCGACGGTCGCGTGCTCGGCATCAACGACGAGTCCGTCGTGCTTTACAGAGACATGGACGATTGGCGGGATTGCGAGGGCGAGGACCGCCCGTACATCGATCTGTGCGACGACAAGCAATTCGGCTCGTTTCGCTTCGCGTGGCGCACCGATGCGGCATCCGGCGAGATCTATGCGACGAACGCCGACGCCGCAATGCGCAAACTGATCACGCAGGACGAGTGGGCCGAAGACGACGACCGTCACGTCAAGGACGGCGCATGGCTCACGATCTTCGACGCCGACGGCGTGCCGGTCCTGCGTCGCGGCACGATGCCCTGACCCGCCATGACTCCAGCCCAGTTCGCCCGCGCCATCGCGGGCACCCGCATCGACCCACAGGGACAGACGGCCGCAGCCTGCCGTCTGGTCCTCGTGGACGGCCTGAGCCGCACGGAGGCCGCGCGCCGGATCGGCATCGACGGCGCCGCCGTGTCGCGCGCCATCGCCAAACTCGCGCCTCGCAAGGCTTGTCCGCACTGCGCGGGCACGGGCTACGTGCCAGCCGAGTAGCGTCAGCACCAGCAGCAGGACGATCGCAGCGGCGCCTCCGGGCGCCGTTTGCGTTTCTGCTAAGGGCACGAGTCGGGTCATATCGCCTTGTCCACGTCGACGAAGCAGTGGTTGTCGGACGAGTACCGCACGGTCACGATGACGTTGTCCGGCAGCAGGATCACGCGTCGCGGGCTGGTCTTGCTCA